GGCTTTTTAGACTGGCCAGACCCCACCAAACGCCGTCATTTAATGCGTTTGTGGCTGTCCATTAGTGGAGATCGACCACTACCAGAATATTACAAGCAGCGCTATGGCTCGATTGAAATTGGCAACCGTGGCGGCATCATTACCAAAAAAACTAAGCTCTATGCGCCATTGGATTAGTGTACGAGAAAATTCTACTTTTGACCTGCGTTGTTTATCGGGGGGATTACCCCCCAAAGTACCTTTTTTATTTAGACATAAAAAAACCCAGTACAGTGACTGGGTTTTCTACAATCTGTATAGTATCCAACCTAAAGTTTTATAAGTCAGAAAAGTATTGAGGCATTAATGAAGTACACTATAAAAAAGATTTTTTCATATCTCGTGAGCTTAACTTTTCTTGTTATCGCAGTAGCTTCATTTTCGGGATCTGTATTTGCTATATTTATCCGGCCAGATATCAACGTAGCCTCCACGCTTATAATTATCACTTTAATTTCTACAATCGTTACCATTGCAGCTATTAAATCTTACAGGCAAAATTCAAAATTTCAAAAAAACACATACGCCTATTATTGTTCAACTTACCCAAACTACGCGAAACATAGCTCGGTATCATGCGCTTGGTGTGGTAGCTCGAAAATACATGTTAGAGCTCTAATGAATCGAACATTCCACAGAGAGCACTTCTGTACTCAGTGCGGCAAAGTCTTATATTATTCTCCTGAAGGAGTATGATTTTTCGTTTGGGTGCTGCTGAGTCAGTTACTGCGAGAGTGGCATAAATATACACCCTGATTAACACGGTGACAAACCACCACTAACGCCGTTGACAAGTTGCCTGTGGATAAGATCAGCAAACCCTTGCCAGACGGGCACTTGTTAGAACCGCCTGAATCAAGGTGTGCGCCTTGTTCAAACGTCGATACATCGTCATGTGTGAAACCTTAAGGGCTTTTGCCTTTTGCGCGTGGGTTGAATCAAACTGTAAATAGAACTCCATCACCACGTTTCGCAAGTCTATCGGCAGTTGATTAACACACTTTTCCATTTCTTCTGATTGCAAATCCATGCAAGGCGCTCCACCAGTAGACCGCACCAACACACCACCGCTGTCAATCAACTTTCCTAATATTGACCCTTGCCCACGAAGGTAAACGCCACCTCGCCCTACTTGTTCAGCCCAACTGACTAACCGCCCATCGATGTAACTAATCATTTAGTGGCCCTAGATGGCGTGCCGAACAATCCCATAAGGCCTGCCAATTGCTCAGTTCCGTAATCACGTTCCTCTTGGGTTGGTTGTTTGGTAATCATCAAGGGGAATTCCCGTCTTTGTATCGCCTGCATGCCAGCAATTGTATTTTGCTCTTCACCGCCGGTAGATCGCCCAAGGCACATGTTTCTAAAATCTGTTGCACTTGGTGGCCATGCGCCTGTCCATTCCCGCAGCGCATCGATGCCAGCTTTAAATTGAAGCGTTGTTAGATCATCAAGGAATGTTGCCCAGCTTCCATTGTCGGCATAATCGTGCGAGCTGGTCCACTTGTGCCCAAACAGATCAGACATCACCTCCCAAAGGCGCTCGATTAGTCTCTCGCTCAGCTCTTTCCCGTTGTGCTTGTCTTGCGGCGTTGACTGCCCGCACCCTTGCAGGGGCTGAGTTGTTAACTGGCTGATTGTTTGCATTGGCATGATTCAAGGTTCCTCGTGGTGGATAAACAGATTTCCAGTTATTCAGAATTGCAGCTTCCAGCAGAGCTGTTGGGTCGTGCCCTAGGGTTTCTAACCTGCTAACTTCGTTGATCAGGATTGTTAGCGCTCGCTGTGTCATCGGTGATTTAATAGAATTTCTCATGTCGATGTAATCGGCCATCAACTGAAAATTAATGTGCTGTGGCAAATCGTCCAAACACAGAGAATTTTTTTTGTTTACTTTTTTTATAGGTTCCTTGATAGGTTCAGAAGAGTGATAGGTTATGGGTGACACTGTGTCACTACTAAAATCGAGTGTATAAATGTTGGATTTGTTTAATTTAACACCCTTTCTATGCTCAATAATCACGAACCCTTGGCGCTCCAATTCGCCAACGTACCGAATTACCGACCGCTTAGACATTTCGCAAACGTCGGCTAAATGCTGGTAACTAGGAAAGCATTGCCCTCGGTCATCGGCAATGTCTGCAAGCATCATCAGAACGAGCTTACAGCCAGAGCTACCCGTTTGTATTGGTTTGGCTTTTGCCATCATTGTGAAGCTCACTTAACTGCCCCCTGTCTACATCGTGGACTATTCTCAGTGGTAGATGGTTCGCGAGCCAGTGACAGGCGGCGCGCACATTCTTCACTACAGCACAGCCGCCCAGTTATGCGACCTCCTGGCAAAAAATCACGGCCTACTCGGATGCTTCGTTGGCAATCCACCGAACACTTTTGTTTTTTTATAGACATACGTGTCTCCAATATTGCTATTGTGTAAATAAATCAAAACGTCATCGCTTTATAAATAACCGCACCTACCCGCTTAGCGTGCGTCATAAAAGGACTAATCACCCTCAGGTTTTGCTGGCACTTCGCGCCCTATACCCATCAGCATGCCCGTTTCATCTTCTACTGCTAATAACTCACCATCCAGCGAGTAGCAGCACTCCACTTGCCTTACAGGATTTTCGGCAGTACCATCGCCTAACCAGGTATCTACCATAATGACCTGCATTTTTTTAACCGAAATCGGTAACTGGTGCTTTTCTATGAACATAATTAAACCCTATCAACCTATTGTGGACGTTGCGGATAAGCTAGACGCTATCCTTGAGGCCCATCCAAACGCCACGCCCAACCCTGAAGCGATGGCACTAATTACCGAGCAGCGTGTGCTGATCAGAGAAATAGACCTTGGCCACTCTTCCGAAATAGCGGGAAAATTTATAGACAAGGCTGGAACCTTTTACAGCGTTAGAAAGCATAAAAACTATAAAAGCTTTGGCCCTGATTTACTCTTAGCAGAAATGCGTAACTGCGTTGGACTTATCCGCAATAGAGCACAGATCAGAGCAAACATAGCCGCAGAACGAAACAACCCTACTGATTAAGGCTCTCGTATTGTCAGCTTTGAGCGCGATCCATCGCACCCCATCGGCGGAAGTGGGCCATGGAATGGATCGAATTCTGCGACATAAGAGCTATCCTTACACCAACGATAAGTACGAACTATCCTTTCAGGATCACCGTGTTCACCAAAACCTCGCCAAGAAACAACCTCAATCACATCAATGATTTGGGCAAGAACAGCCCCTCTATGGCACTCTACAGCCATGGTTGAGACCCCTCAGAGCCTAGCGCATCAAGCCGGGCTTTGGTTTTAAGCAAACTACCCAGCGCATCATCAGCATCACAGCCAGTTGCGAGAGCTAACTCAAACGCCATTTCGAATAACTTACTTTTTCCGCCAGCGCTTAACGTGCCTTCAGCTTTACTTTCTTCACTCATAACATTTCTCACTTTCAATTAATTAACACGCCGCGAAACCCGCATTGTGGCGTTCTAACGCTTGCTGGCAGCCGATGCATGTGGTGCAGCCGCGCACCGCGTCGCGCCTTGGTTTAGGAATGTCGTTACCGCATTCCTCACATTCCAGCGCGCTAACGCTGGGCTTACTTAAACTGGCTTGCTGGGCTGCATCTAAGGCCACGCTAAGCGATTGTTCTTGTATTCTTTGGGCGTAATCAGCTGCATCCATACATCACCTCACATAAACTGTTTGGCGCGCTCTAGCACATAATGAGCGCTTTGATTAAGCCGCAACACTGCCGTTTCTAGCTCTTTAAGCTCGTCAGCAGTCACACGACCACCGTCTAGGCTTTGCTGCACCTTGGTGCTTAGGTCACCTAGCCGCGTGACGCAAGTGGTAATGTTATCCAGCATGGCCATGTCACTACCGCCACCCATGTTGCCCAAATCCAACCACACCGCGCCTACTCTGGCGCAAATGGCATCTAAAATGCGGGGGTCTTTGGTCACCTCTAATATTTGCTCCACATCCACCGCATAGAGATTGTGTGACGTTTGAGTGGGGTTAAGCTTTTTTTGCAGCGT